GAAGTTTCATTTTTCCCCTATTAAAAGTTTCTGATTCACCTCGCTCACTTCAAACTTCGTGGTGATGTCGGTCATCAGTCCACCTGTCTGCAAGTGTTCAACTGCCTTTGCCCAACTCTTGTGCTTTGGCGTGAGTTCTTCTTTCTTGGGTGCTGACTGCCTTCCCATTGCTTTCTCACCATCGTCATCATCGTCAATGTTAAGATTCAAGATTGAACCGAGTGCATATCTACGAGCATAGGTGATTGCACTTCCCATCGCTTGTGGATCGTTTTGTTTTGCAACCGGCATCACATAGGATGATTCCATCCATTCGCCTGAGTCAGCGTGAATGATTAATGTGGTGAGTGCATCTTGATCAGGGAACTGCGTGATTGCCAATCCGCATTCGCTTAATGGCTTTTGAATGGTGTCCAGTATGTTCGCTAAACTTGCATACTTCTTTTTGAAGAAAGGATTGTTTGCTTCCTTTGATACCTTGCTCACCGATGCTTGGAATTTTACCAACGCACCAGCGATGTTCTTAATTGATTCTGATTTGTTCATAGAGTTTTTATAAAAAGTTTGTTTGTTGTCCGAGCATAAATAACACAGTGAACTTGTCCACTTCGTTGTTGAAGAATGCCTCAGAATTAATGCCATCAAATTCCGTAGTTACGCAATCCCCAAATCCAACTTGGCGAGAATTAACATAATTTCTCAGCTCATCAAAGTGATTGTTAATTAGGTAATTGTCAACGGCTTCAATCGTGTAGATGTATTTCTCTACCTGCACGATACCAGGAACGGAAAGAATCCATCCGTTAATTGCCAACTCAATCATTTGACACCTCCCTCAATGCAATCTCAATGACGGCTTTGGCTTTGGGAGAAACGATGTTTCCCTCAACTAAATACTTGCGAACGGTTGGAAGTGATACTCCCGTTTTTCTTGCGACAATCTGATAAAGACCTTGTCTTCGTTTCAGTTTGATGATTTCAATTGCTTTGTTGTAATCCATAACAAGAGCAAAAGTAAAATAAACAATTCAATAATGCAAATAAACTTTTCTTTTTGTTAGATTTTTATGTCTTCCGAGAATATCAAATCCCCGAAACGAGCATTCAATTCGTTGACCAATTCCATCTGAATGCTTTCGGTGAATGCCTTCTCCAAGAATGGTTGTGCCTTCGTTCCGCTGCGGTGAATATTTCTTGCAATGGCTTTGGCATAAGTGTCATATGATTGACCTTCGTATGGTTTCAATCCTTTTTGCTCTAACCACTTAACAAGTGATTGCCACAAGTACGGAGTGCCTTCAATATGCCCACCTCGTGTTGGCTTCCTTCCGTATTCAATAAACTCCCAATAATCCTCAGCCACAAGAATGGTGTTGATTGATGTGGGTGACTTGGTGATGTTACCCGGTGCAAAAGATTGTCGGAGTTTTGATGATGCATTTGTTCCGTTGGCATCAAGATTCGCCCAAATGGGTGGGATTACCTTCTTGTTCCACCAATCAATAATGATTTGCTGAAGGAGTGAACCTTGCGATGCATCACCTAAATAAGTATCCAACGCATCGGGTAGTTTGGACAAATCTATTTCAGCCATCCGAGAACGCTTAAAATTACCAAACCTATACTTATACTCTTGAACAACTTCAAAGTGCGTGAGATGGCTTTATTTTGCTTCACAAGGACTTTGTTCTCATCCTTCAGATATCCGATGTTTAACTTCTGCTTGATGATGATAGAATCTTGCTGGTCAATGATGATGGAATCCGCTTGGACAATCTTCATTAACTGGCTCACTTTCTGCCTTGCAATCGCACCTTTGACAAGATAACTATTCGCAGTTCGTAGAGTCGCAGAATCTATGGAGATTGATTGCCCCTTCAAGTCCTGAAGATGTAGCATCAAAAGTATCAAGATAAATCGTATCATAATGGTTGAGTTCTTCAATGAGCTTTATTCTTTTTATCTTGGTATGTTCAACGATTCGCTCGTGCATCTCTACATTGATCTGCGGTGGGATGGGTCGGTGTTCTTCTTCAAAGTTGAACATTGACCAAAGCACACTACACAGGAACAACGCAACTATTAGCCAAATAAGGAGTGAGGATTTGGAAGTTGATTGCATATCCAGCAAGTATATCAGTTTTCGCATCGTAGAAAGGAGTGGCATTCCCGTTGATGCTTAATTCAAAGTCACCATCTGATTGATTGTTGTTGTCAATCAAAGCAAATATGTCAGCCATAATCTGAGCCGTATCCGAAAGCACTTCAATCGTGTTGGATTCAGATTCAAAAACACGATCCATCACAATCAATGCAAAGTTGTAGGTCATTAACTTCCCGGCTGACTGGAGATTGAACCCATCAGGATACAACCAAACAAGCGGATAGTACTCAACATTCTCAACCGTAAGATTGGACTGCTGACCTACACCAAAGTGACCGACCATCTTATGGCTTTCGGCTGCTTCTTGGATTTTTGTGATGATTTGGTTTAGGGTCATTCTTTAGGAATTTGAGAAGTTTGGCTTCGTTGTTCTTCTGCCACTTATTTGTCCGTGTCGGGGAAGTCGTATCCCCAAAAGCAGTCGTCATAGTTTGTAGGTAGATAAATTCCTCCGCTGAATGCGGTGTTCTTTGGTCTGATGGTGTCAAAGGTATTGCCAGGATTCAAGAATAACGGATAGTCGTTGGTGTTGGTACGCAAGTAATCACGCAATCTATTTGCATAGTATTCGGCTTTGTCACGATATCTGCCTTCAATCAATGTCATCTCTTCCACCGATACTGCACGAGCATTGTCAGATTCACGAGATGCAACCGACTTGTTCATCAGCTTGAATGTCATTGGCAACATTGCCTCAGTCAAAGTGTAGTATCTCAAACACGGTGCGATGTATGAATCCAAAAGGGTGGTGTTTAAGTTGGTCAGAGTTCCTGCGAATGCTTGAACTTGCAACTCATTGTAAATACCTGACCCGATGACATCCCGGATATAGATTTCTTGAGCTTCTTTGATTGCTGACTTAAGCAACTTGTCATCCACATTCTCATTCAACGGACTGTTGTCCTTGAGATAAGTGGTGCTTATGAAATATACAAAGTTCGTCATTTCTTAATTCTCCTTAATAATTGTTGTTGCCAAATGTGTCTGCATTGTGGCACATTGACATCTCTCACTGGGTCGTGATACCATCCGCCACGTCTTGACCAAACATCAATCTCCGTTTGCAATGACATCGCATCAATATCTGCACGAGAATACACGCGATTGCTACCAACTATTTGTTTGCAGAAATCACGCGATCCGGCTATCAGTATTCCACCCGACATTCCTGGTGCAAGTGCGTACTTGTAACGGACAACAATTTCGGTTTGTAACTGACTGATTTCATCCAATCCTTTTGGTGTTACTTCCAATCCTTGATTGTATCCTTTGATTAACTTGGCATCATTCAATTTTGCAATGGTATCAACCACCACTTGTGGATCTAACTTGGTGATGTTTACAATGTCACCTATCTGCAAACCTTTGTTTTCCTTAAGCACATTCAAGATGGCTGATTCAATCGCAGATGCGAAGTCAAACTTCATCGGTTCAAAGTTATCCGCTGGTTCGCCGTACTTCATAAAGACCGCCAAGTCACGCTCATCATCCCATCCAAAAGGATTTTGTGATGACATCGCAACGGGTGCTGATGAAGATTCCAACAAATCACCGCCAACTATCGGATCAAGTCCAGCCAATTGACGCTTCTCGTTGATGGTCATATTGGACAAGACATTGTTTGCAACCAACGGACTCAATGCGTTGATGGCATCGTTCAATGATGACTGCACTTTTACATTTGAAATTTGTGGAAGTCCTAATTCTGCACGAGCTTCTTCGTTTGAAATCAAACCGGCAGTAAATAACGCCTGATAATCCAATCCAATCGGTGGTTTGTTGATTGTTTCCAAGCGAACTGGAGAGATGAACTCAAACAAGTAAGTCAAAGTATCATCAATCTTTTGTTGTCTTGGTTCAATGTATGATTGTTGGAACATCTCATACGCTTCAATCATCTCGCTACGACCACCTAATTGACCCTCTACACGCACTCCAAAGAGCATTGGTGAGTTCACCTTGTGTGCAACAAATATCTCTTGTTGTACGGTCTTATTTAGCAAATCAAATTGCTTGTCAAAGTCCGATGGTTGCAAGTTGCTGATCACCGACTCTTTCTCTTGTGGGTCGTTGTACTGGATGATAAGTCCACCTGCATTGTCCGTGCCTTGATAATTCTCTTTGAATCGTCTTGCAGTTGCACGAGCTTCTTCAGGTGTTGGAATTCCCTTGAATAACTGGATGTGCGTTTGTGCGGTGAATCCGTTTTTGATTGAGTTCAAATAGTAATTTGAAATCTCGGTGTCTACTTCAATGTATTTCAACGCACCGATGTAATCAGGTAAAGGATATTCACCTTGACCGGGTCGGTAGAATTGACAATAATAAAGTGACTTAGATTCCCGTGTTGTTGCGTTGAATGGCTGATAGTGAACTTGCTCCGCTTTGCGGTCAGTCCAATCCTCGCAATACACATACTCGCCTTCAAGTCCTTTGCGGATATTCTTGAAAGGAATGTGATAAATCTCTGCAATTGCCGTCTTGGCTTTGTTCCAAATTACCTCAAGGCAATAGCCATTGAACAACTCAAGGTCGTACGCTATTTTACCTTTGACTTGGTCAAGGGTTTCGTAGGCGTTAATGGCTTTGATCTTGGCTTCGGCTTTTGCGATGTCAACGGTGTTTTGTCCAAATACTTTAGTGCCAACTCCAGATATATACGAAGCTTTTGAAGAAACGATTGCATTGTGTTTGGGGCTTTTGTTAAATAGTTCTATTAAAAATTCGGGATAGAGATTGTCCGCTCCGAAAGTGACATATCCCTTCGCCTTATTCTCTTTGAATACGGGAAGAACATTGTCGTGAAAATTAATTCTTTGGAAGATCATCTCTACTAAATAGCAATCATTCCTTTTTGTTTGAGAACTTGTCAATAGATGTGAATCCAAGACAAGCAATCACGATGAATTCTACTGCACTAACCAAATCGGGAGAAGGTACAATGTCAGCAGGACTAAGAGAATTGTGAGCCATAGTGCCAAACAAAACAAAAGCACCGATGATGCCAACGAATCTTTTGGATGATGCTTGTCCTTTGTCACCTTTGAAAAAATCTAAAAACTTCATATTTCGTTTGAGTTTAATAATGTGTAAGTGAATGAATTCCCGTGAAGTGCTGCGGCTTTTTTAACGATGACCATAAACTCGTCAAAGTCAGCTGACTTCTTGAACACCTGACAACCTTCACTCCAGTTCTCTACATAGGTAGAATCTGCACCGGCTTTGTGGATGTTGATGCCGAACACACCTTCTTGAATTTTGCTTTCATCATAGGTCATATCCTTGTTGGCATCACGATATACTTTCACATTCTTGGCTTGTTTCAATGCCTCATATTTGCCTTGATGCAAACCGATAGCGTGTGAACCACGATATTGACCAGCGACCAAACGAGCAACACCAGCAGCGTTGTGAAATTCCTTCACGCCTTTTGTTCCTGGATCAGTTGTCGCAGCCCACTTTTTGAATACCCAAGCACCGTTGTGTTTGTAGCTTAGAGTTAGAAAGTCATCAAATAGGTTTGTCACCTTGTTGCCGGTTGAACTTTGGCGAACACCGATGATGTTCAGATTCAATTCTCCGTCTGAGAAATAAGCGAATCCCTTTTTGATCATCGC